GGGTAACGCTGCAACAGCGACAACGGCAACCAATGCCACGAACGCAACCAACGCTACGAACGCTACGAACGCAACCAACGCTACGAACGCAACCAACGCTACGAACGCCACTCAAATTACAAACAGCGGCGGGTGGAGCGTTACGCCTAGTGGCACAAAGTTGTACTTTAACTACAACGGCACAAACGTTGCATCGTTAGATTCTTCAGGTAACCTAATTGCGTTGGCGAACATTACTGCCTACGGTACACCATAAGGGGCACACATGACACTCCCTGCTTCTGGCGCTCTTTCTATGTCAGCGATTAACGCTGAGTTTGGTCGCGGCAATAATTTAAATTCATATCGCGGTACTGTGTGGTATACCGACGCCGGTGCTTCAGGTACGTTTACAAACACTGACTTAGGGTTCAATCAGTTCTACAGTAAACGGCCAACATCGCCGGGTTTTAGTTTTACTATTTCCTCGCATCAAGTTAACGCAAACCTTCGCACCCTTGCCGTAAACGCAGGCTGGAACCAATCGTCGGCAGTTGTTGCTACGGTAGCTGGGGGAGTTTATATTTACTCGTCAGACACAGGGACTCCCGGCTTAACAATCAACGGGTCATGGCCCGGTGGCGTCACGCTTGTTAACAATGGCTACATTATGGGTATGGGCGGCGCTGGTGGTTATTACTACTTCAGAGGTGGTCTATCCGGCGGCCCAGCGATTAGCCTAGGCGTTAGTTGCACAATCACAAACAACTCCTATATCGGGGGTGGCGGTGGCGGCGGCGTAGGTATCAACTATGACGATTGCCCCGGAGGTGGTGGCGGTGCTGGTGGCGGCGCTGGCGCTCCTTCTTATTTTGGTGGTTTCGCAGGGGGCGCGGGAGGTAGCATAGGCTACGCGGGTGACAACGGCGCCTCCATGCCCTACCCCAGCTATAAAGGGGCTTCGGGTGCTGGCGGCGGCGGCGGAAGAATTTTCCCCGGTAGCGGGGGTTCTGGCGGCTCCGGAGGCGAAGGTGGATATGGTGGCGGTGCTGGTGGTGGTGGTGGTGGAGCCATCCACCTCGGTGCCGGTGGTATCGGCGGCTCTGGCGGTAGCGGGGGTGGGCAAGCCAACTCTGCTGGCGGTGGTGGTGGATGGGGCGCTTCTGGTGGTAGCTCCAACGTCAACCCTTATGGCGGTCCCGGCGCTGGTGGAAAAGCAATTGCTCTTAACGGATACAGCGCTACGCGAAACGGTGGCGGCACCACGTACGGCTCGGTTTCGTAATCAACAAAGGCAAACATGCAAACTTATTACAACGTATTCAACCCCGCTGACGGAACATACCAGCGTGTAGACGACCAAAACCAACTCTTGGACGCTATTGCAGGCGTTGCGGTAGCTTTTTACGCGCTTCATACGCACAATAACGCTTACGCGGTTGTTGCAGTAGATGCTGACGGCAACGAGAGTTGGACAACCCCAACAGGTGAGGCTATGTACTCCCCTGCGCAGCTAGAAGAGGCTGCAAGGTCGCGCCTCGCGATGATGGATGCTTTAAAAAACCAAACAGAAATTGGCGTGACACGCTTAGGAGAGTAATATGGCGGCACCAACAGTTTCATTTTGCTGTGTATCAAACTTGTGGATTCGCATGATGCATTTTCAAAATGTAGGTGATTGCAACGAGGGCCATGAGCATAACTTTGACCACGTTACGTTATTGTCAAAAGGCAGTGTTGAGGTAGACGTAGAGGGTCAAAAAACTACGTTTAAAGCGCCACACATGATATATATCATCAAAGGCAAGCGCCATTTTTTAACCGCGCTAGAAGACGATACAGTCGCATCATGCGTCCACGCTGTGCGTAGCGGCGAGCGCGAAGAAGATATTATGGACCCCGAAATGGTGCCAGCAGGTGTCGACTACAACAAAGTCAAACCAGTGGCGTTATGACATGCAGCTGGAAAAAGTAGAGCTGAATTAATGTGCTCGACCCATTCAGCCTCCTCATGGTTGCGCAAGGTGCGGTCGCTGCTATCCGCACTGGCTGCCAAATGCTCAGCGAAGGCAAGGCTGATCTTGACAAGTTTAAAAAGACGGTTGAGAAAGGCGTAGGCGACGCCAAGGCGATCTACAAGGAAGTCACGGGGCTGTGGGGTTGGCTCCAAGGGTTGTTTAAGTTTACAAAGCCTGCGGATAAGTTTACAAAGCCTGCGGATAAGTTTACAAAGCCTGCGGATAAGTTTACAAAACAAGTCGACGACATCAATGTCGTCGACACACCAAAAAGTTCTAAGAAGCGCCAGCCAGAACCAGAGCTGACGTACGAGGAGTTCCAAGCGCAGTCGGTGCATGAGATTTGCGAGAACATGAAGGTCTACTTTGAGGCCATTCGCGCCTTGAAGCAGCACTGCCGGGAGCTTGAGCATGATTCGGCTACGACAGACAAGGTGGCATCAAGTGCGATTGATAGAATCGAGATTGAATGGCAACTTAAACAGTTGTCCACACAGGTTCGGGAGGCGATGGTGTACACACCCGAGCATCTAGGGCTGCAAGACTTGTACTCTCGGTTTAACCGGATGTATGAGCAGATTTTGGAAGAACAAGAGTTTGCCCGTGATGTTAAGGCCAAGAATGACAGGGATAACGCATGGCAACAAGAACACCGCAAAGAAATACACAAAGCCAAGCTGGTGTACGCAGTAGCGGTGACAATCGCCCTGTTGGAGATAATTGGACTGTATTTGACACTATGAGAGAATTTTGGCTATGGGCTGTCATTGTTTCTTTGCTGATCCTGTGCATCATGGGGCTGTCATTCTTGGCCGTGCATCAAGCCAAACAACTGAAGAAAACCGAAGCTATTCTGCTGCGTGCCGAAGAACGCGAACGTAAACTTGAAAGGAAGAAAGATGAATGATTTACTCAATCTACTCAGAGGCATCGCGCCGACACTGGCAACAGCCATCACAGGCCCGTTAGGGGGAGCCGCTGTCAAAGCAATCGCGGATAGATTTGGCGTAGAAGACAGCGTTGAGGCCGTGGCAAAAGCGATTGCCGGTGACCCCGCCGCCGCAGCCAAGCTACAGGAGCTAGAGCTGGAATACGCCAAGCTGGACAACGAAGACCGCGCCAGTGCTCGGGCTATGCAGATTGCGGCGCTCCAACAAGACAGCTGGTTTGCCAAGAACTTCCTCTACATCTTCACCTCGGTATGGTCCATCTTTGCGATGGTCTACTTTGCCTTCGTGACGTTTGGCACCGTGGCAGCTTCAGGCATCCGCATGGCCGACACCATCCTTGGTGTGCTGATTGGCACTGTGCTCACAGGCTTTTTTAACTTCTTCTTTGGCTCAAGCAAGGGCTCCAAAGACAAGAGTGACGCCCTTATAAGGAACTCAAAATGAACTTGTCCGAACACTTTACCCTTGAAGAGCTAACCCACACCGACCACCGCACGTTGGATAACGAGCCGACCGTGAATGAAAAATGTATCATAAATGGCAAGGAGGTCACCGTAAACGCCGTGGCAAATCTGCCCCGTTTGGCAGCGTTTCTAGAGCAGGTGAAGCAGATACTGGGTGGTAAACCCATCATGGTCAACAGCGGCTTCCGTTCTGAGGCAGTGAACAACGCTGTTGGGTCAAGCAACAAGAGCGACCACCGCCGTGGCTGCGCTGCTGACATTCGTGTGCCGGGTATGACCCCCGATGAGGTGGTCCGTGCCATCATTGCCAGCGACCTAGGTTACGCACAGATCATCCGTGAGTTTGACCGTTGGACCCACATTGCCATCCCTACAAATGAAGGTGACGTGGCCCAGAAGTCCAAGCTAATCATTGACAAGCAAGGTACTCGACCATTCGCTTAATACGTGGGAAAATCCAGTCATGCTCCAAAAACTTCAGATGCGCCCGGGAATCAACCGTGAAGGCACAACCCTAGCGAATGAGGGTGGCTGGTTCGAGTGCGACAACATCCGTTTTCGCTCAGGCTTTCCTGAAAAACTAGGTGGCTGGGTAAAAGACGGGGGTGCTGCGACAGCAACCCTCGCACCGCCTTCCGGCAGTTTCTGGGGTGTATGCCGTTCAATGTGGAATTGGAACTCATTGGCGGGCGCAAACTTGTTGGCCCTTGGCACCAACCTCAAGTACTACATCCAGAACGGTCCCGGTGGTAACTTCTACGACATCACGCCGCTTCGAGACACAGCCACAGGCGTAACAAGCGCCTTCACGGTCACCAACGGCTCGAACGTAGTAACTGTTACTGACGCAGGACACGGCGCACAGACGGGCGATTTTGTCACCATTACTTACGTAGGTGGCGCGATCGGCGGTATGCCTGCGGCGGCTATTGCTGGCGAGCACCAGATTACCTATATCAGTTCAAGTCAGTACAGTTTCGTAGCCACGTCTGTTGCCACTAGCAACGCAGGACCCTCGGGCACTGCGGATTTTGCGTACCAGATCACTACCGGCTCGGCGACATACACCGTGGCTGCTGGCTGGGGTGCTGGTGGTTGGGGTGGTTCTAACACGGGTGGCACGAGTACAGGATGGGGCCAAGCGTCTTCCACCGGCGGCGTTGGTCAGCAGTTGCGTTTGTGGAGCGAGGCTAACTACGGTGAGAACCTGATCTTCAGCCCCCGTGGTGGCGCGCTGTACTACTGGGACGTGAACGCCAACCCGAACATCTTTGATCGTGGCGTTATCATGGCTGCTGGCACTACTGTTGGTGGGGTGCCACTTGACTCAACAACGCCCTCCATCGTCAACCACGTCATGGTGTCAGACGCTTCACGTTTTGTTATCTGCTTTGGCACAAACGACCCATCTGGCGTGTACTTCCCTACCGCCCAAGACCCACTGCTGATTCGCTGGTCTAACCAAGAAGATTACGGCACATGGATTCCCGCCATCACCAACCAAGCTGGTGACTACCGCTTGTCTAGCGGCTCCGAGATCATCGCGACCCAACAAACCCGCCAAGAAATTTTGGTGTTTACCGACGCGGCTATTTACTCTATGCAGTACCTTGGCCCACCCTATGTCTGGGGCTTCCAGATCATGGGAGAAAACATATCTATTGCAGGCCCAAACGTTGTAACCACGTCCAATAACGTGACTTATTGGATGGGCGCGGACAAGTTCTACATGTACTCGGGCCGCGTGGAAACGCTCCCCTGCGCCTTGCGCCAGTACGTGTACGAAGACATCAACATGTTGCAATCGTTTCAGTTCTTTGCTGGCACCAACGAAGGCTACAACGAAATCTGGTGGTTCTACTGCTCGGCAAACTCTGATGTCATTGACAAGTACGTCATCTTTAACCACTTGGAACGCACTTGGTACTATGGCAACATGGAGCGCACTGCTTGGCTTGACAGCCCCTTGCGCGAACAGCCTATGGCCACGTTCATTACTTCCACTGGGGATGCTGGCGCACTGCTGTACCACGAGACGGGGAACGACGATGGAACTACTAACCCTCCTAGCCCTATCGTGTCTTATTGCCAGTCTTCCGATTTTGATATTGGGGATGGCCATAACTTTGGTTTGGTGTCACGAATTATTCCCGACGTGACCTTTGACGGTTCGGATGTGGCTGCTCCGACTGTTACGTTTGGTGTTCGCCCGCGCCAAAACCCCGGTGCAAACTACGGTAGGTCCAACAACCCAGACGTGGTGAGCGTGGATAACTACTTAAACCAACGCTATTACAACGTGCAGCAGTTTACGCAGTATGTCTATGTCCGAGTGCGTGGTCGCCAGATGGCGTTCCGTATTGGCTCGGACGATCTTGGTGTGGCGTGGCAGCTTGGTGCTCCTCGAATCGAAATTCGTCCTGATGGACGCAGGTAAATAGAAGGTGCTACATGGCAAGTAAAACGTTCACCGCCCCGCGCCTACCCGCTGCGCCTGTAGAGTACAGCCAGCAGTTCATGGACCAGCTTACAAACATCTTGCGTTTGTACTTCACCCAACTGGACAACCCGTCGCCTATGCTGGCAGCGTCCCAGAACGTCGGTGGGGCAAACGTAATTTCTGGGCTGACTTTTGCTGAACCAAACCCGGCAGTCAGAGGTGCTTTCAAGATCAGTCTTCCAACGCAAGCTGACTTCGCCAACCTTCGTTCCGGTGACGTGTACTACGACACTTCGGGGGGCACGGCCACTAGCTATCCCCTACGCATCAAGGCATAATATGCCCAACCTATCTAAGAGGCAAACATGAGCCTTCAACACGCTGCACAACATCTTGCCTCAAAAGGCCGAGGCCCAGACCGCACCTTGGTGCACATGGCGCCCCGTGAAGTTCAAGGCTTGCAAGCCTTGGCTAAAGCCCATGGTGGCTCGCTGACGATCAACCCCGAGACAGGTCTGGCCGAGGCCGGCTTCCTGTCGAACATTTTGCCTACGCTGATTGGTGTGGGTTTGACT